ACTTAATTTGGACAAGCATAAAATTGCGCATATTCCCGCAAGTGATCATCGCTCAGCAATAGAATTTGCCTCTAATATCATCGTCGACAGGTCTAAACATTAGGGTCCAATTTGTGGACCCTGATCACATACGGCCCTCACACTCTAACGCTTCGCATGCAATACCCACCACACCAACTAAGCGAATATCGTCTCTTACTTCCCTGTGATGAGGCCATGCTCTTATTGGAAATCTTTGGCACAGGATTGTGCCCAGCCCGGTTGCCACCACTCCCGGGCTTTTTGTTTTCAGCCTTGTGTTTTCTTATCGGCCACTTTTTTCAGGAACATCCAATGAATGCTGTAGGCCACACCGCCGGGCGCCAGTACCCACGAAGACGAAGAGTGTCCATCTGTGCCCATCACCACGAACGTCACCCCGACCAGGTTAAGCAGTTCGACAACCTTTCTGTCCCAGGTTTCTGCGATACCGGTATCACCCGGCACCACATCCACTTCGACGCGTGTACCTGGCGGGCATGTTACACGTGTGCATGTTCCATGAATTTTAGCCATGGTGTTGTCCCAGCTGTCTCCGTAGTAGGTTTCACTGTCATTCGCATCCATGCCAGCGCCAACCATCGTCAGCGCCAGTAAAGATAATACTGATAATGAGTTCATACTCTTTCGCCCCGAAAAATGCCGAGACTATAAGCTGACACTGACAGCGTTAAGTTTTCCGCAAAAATGCTGTCCGTTCGTTTTCACACATTATGTTTCCGTCTGTGCGCGCTTCACCGCCTCTTCAAGTTCACTGAAAGGCACATCACCCGTCAAAACGGTGTCGCCGATAAGGGTCGCGGGCGTATGAGTGATATTGAGTTTTTTCATCAATGCTTTATTCAGCGCCAGGGTATGCGTGACCTCCGGGCTGAGTTGATAAGTTGTTGAGCCTGCAGAGCGGACTGCATTCCGGATACTGTAATCATCCAGTAAGCCCTGATAACGCATCAGATAGCGATGAAAGGCCTCAAATTTTGAGGGCTGTTGTTCCCATAAGGTCAGAGCCATACGCGAAGGGTTAAGTGGCTGAAACATGGATGGACTGAATTTGTAAGTCACAGCCAGCTGAGGATGCAGCGCCAGCAACCGATGCAGTTTTTCATCCAGGCATTTACAGGCTTTGCAACTGTAATCGGTAAAACATACCAGCGTCAGCGCCGGTTGCAGCGCCCCGACTCGCGGTGAATGCGGATCATCAAGCAGGTTGCTGTGAATTAATGCCTCCGTCTCCGGAACCCTTTCGGGCGTATATGCCACCAGCTCCGGAGCAGGCACGCGATGGATGTGACCTGGTGCGATGGAAACAATCTGCGCAGGTGCAGGTAAAGCAGGCAGTAACATCATTGGGACAATCAGGGCTTTCAGCATAATGACTCCCGAAACAGTTCATCGGCCGGCCCCGTGAGAAGGTCAACTATTGGCCGTAATGACATTGAGGCGCTAATTTGACTTAAGTTTGGCGATGAAGTTTCGTGGCGGGATTTATATCTGGCGGTCATATCCCATAACACTGTGGATGGCGGTGCCTTCAGTGATACCCGTAACTGCAGCACGCCCCAGTATCCGGCGGATGGTGCGCTCATTGTGGATGACTGCCGGGCCAAGCACCGGACGAGGAGGCATATTGACGGTACCGAATTCAAACCAGGGAGCTCTTTTATCTTTTGAACCTACCACCGCCTCGAAACCACTGATCTCATGCTCCCACGTATCGCGGAACTCACCGGTACGCAGAAGCGGAGCTTCCAGTGGAAAGCCTTTTCTCGCCTTGTCCTCTTCGGTACTCTCAGCCAGCGGAGCCCAGTCCTGAAAAGGACCCACCGCCGGCTGATAAAAACCGATTTCATCTTTCGCGGTCTGTGCGATAGATTCTGCGACGTTTTCGAGTCCGTCAGCCAGTCGCTTGTGCAGCGTGACTTCCAGCGCCGCAAATTGCAGTGCCGCAGCGAGGAATCCATCTAACTCTTTCACGTCTGTTTCTCCCAGGCCCATGTCTGCCAGTGGAACTGCGCCCCTTCCAGCTCTGAAAAGACGATCGCCATCGCGTGCCGTTCGTGCGTCACCATCTCTGTCACATCAAATACCATTGAGAATGGAACCCCGTTCTTCAGCAGCCAGCAACGACTGCGAAAATCAGGGTTCAGGGCGAGTTTTTTGTGGCGGTCCTGTGAATGTCATCACCTTGATTGCAGTCTCCGGTCGGGAAAAATTGGGTGGCCAGCGCGTCCATGCCCTCGCGCCCCAGAATGCTGATCATGGCATCTACCTGAGCCTGCGTCTGAGGAATGGGGTACTCATCCCCATCAATGTCTGAGACCCGCGCTGCAGGAATGGCATACACATTCACATAAACCGGGTTCATTGCGGCCTGCGCGCCAATTGCCAGAATCAGACGTGATTCCTGTAACGGGTCAAGCTCGCGATAGCGGATAACGCGACCGCGAGTGTCAGTTACCTGATTTAGTACAGCAACGGAGGGTTCATCAGATCTCGGTTTTTCATGGACTGTGACTTTCACTCAGTAACCTCAGTTAACTTTTTTACGACGGCTGGCTGTGAACGTCAGCGTCTGGTTGACGGTTTTCTCACCCTGCTTGTTGCCGGCATCGGTGAGGTGAAATGACACCCCTTCATAGCGGAACACGCTGACCGTGCCATTCGCTTCAGTGATGGTTTCAGTAATGGTGCCGCGCGGCTGATCAATACCGTTGTAGTAGTTCTCTTCCCACTTCGCCCAGAAGTCATCCAGCGTGGCATCCATACGTTCAGCCGTAATGGTCCCATGCCAGCCAACAGGGATTTGTAATTCATCAGTAATGCCGTTGAGCGGGGTAATCTTCTGTGTCGAAACCTGCGGCTTTGAGTCAAAGCTCATTATTTTGGGAATGCGCAGCTTGCCCGTGTGCGTATTGATATCAACAGCGATATCGCGGCCCACGGTATAGCCAAGGGTTGGCATGGTTTATCTCCGGATTAATAGCGCAGCGGCATTAGCGGTGTGAGTCGTTTGAGACGGAGATGGACACGCTGCCGCCCCCTTCCATATTCACCAGGAAATAGCGCACCACATTCAGATATTTGACCTGCACATCGGCCGTCATATAGCCCAGCGCAACGCGGGAATCCGGGTTGTTGGTCGCATCGAGGCGCACTGAGAAAGCCGGCCCGCCGTTCGGATCGCCGATCATCTTCAGCCCTTCCAGGTTTGACAGGAATGACTCCAGCGTGCTTTTCGTTTCCCGGCGCAAATCCACCGTCTGGTTGTCACCCACCACGCCACCAAAGCTTGCCGCAATCGTCAGCGACAGGAAGTTGGTCATGCGGGTGTAAGTGTCATCATTCTGGGTCGGGTTGGATGAGGTATTCCGCCCCGAGCGCATGCCAAAGTAATGGCCGCCCGGACAGGGATTGGTGATGACATCAAGACGCGCTGAGTTAATCGCGCCGATTTCCGGTACCGAATAGGGACGCCCCGCCTGCTGGCGCTCCGTGGCAATAATGCCAGGGATACGTTTGTTCAGGGTGGAGATATGCGGTGATCGGGATGCAATATTCGCCGCTTCGAAGGTGGCTGGCGCAATCATGCGGTTTATACCGTTGGCGCTATCCTTCCAGAACGGCCAGTCACCAACAATAAGTTTCAGGTGCCAGTCATCCACACCAGAACCGTTAAGCGCTTCAGACAGGGTTTTGTAGTCGGTGGAAACACCGCCCTGGGTGATGATATATGCCCCTTCTGACTCCGCAAACGCAGCCATCGAAGGCCAGCAATTTTTATCCGTCACATCAATCAGGTTGATGACCTGCGAGTTCGTACCTCGCAAGGCAAACATGCCTTTACGAGGGGTATCAATACCGTCCTGACCAAGGAGAATTGTGTCATTAATTCCTGTTACGCCATCGGTACCGCCACTCAGGGTGACCTCAGTAGCCGGTGACGGCGTCGTCGCCTCTGACTCGGTGACTTTTGCCCTGACTAGCTGGCTGGGACCGCGAATATTCATCTGCCCGTGGTTCACCGCCTCTGCCATGGCTTTCCACATCGCATCCCCTTCACCATTCAGGTTATCGAAGACCTCAGCACTGACACCCGGCAGGCTGATGGTGAGCTTTCGTGAACCGACGGCGGTACCGTTACTGATGCCTGCGCTGATCTGATTACCGCGCGTGCCGCTGTACAGTGCCGTAAGCAACAGTGAAGCCTTGCTCCCGTTATTAAAGAGCATGGCGCTGGCAGACGTATCCCGTCCGTTGGTAACGCGGACACAGTTCAGATTCGAGGCGCCGAGCTGCAGTGAGATCGCCGCAGCGGTGGATAAATCGTACTGGCGATTCCTGGGTGATCCCAGAAAAAAAGCCATGTCAGTATCGGAACTGATGCGGAATGCGCTGTTTACCGGTCCCCAGCTGGCCACGCCCACCAGCCCCAGTCCATCTGTGGGTACGCCATTTATATACCGTGTGCGGGGCGGCACGACCTGCACGTACAGATCGGGTGCCGTCAGTGCAGACGTGTTAAGGCTACCGGAAGGATAAATCGGCATGAGAATTACTCCGTAATAAATCAGTAATGCGGGTAGCGGGTTGAAGCTGATGCGAGAAAGGCAGGCATCAATGCCTGAGGTTGTGGCTATTTACGGTGACAGCAATCTCAGTCACCTCCGGCGCACTGATGGTCTGAGTTGTGGCGTAATTAACACTAAAAATCAGGTCTCGACGGTAAACGTGCCAGTTCTCAGCAGCATCCGAATCAAACTGTCGGGCATAAAACATCTGCGCCGGTGCACCGTCTCTAAGGTCAATGTGGCACTGTTCTGTCAGCGCAGTATCGATGACTGTACCGACGGTGTTTCTTAGCGGAGGCGTCGGTGCCCAGACTGTAATCTGAAAGTCTTTGATCTGACGTTTCAGCTCCCTGACCGCTTGTCCGGCAACGTCTCCAGATAACGCCATCCTTCGGAATGGCCTGCCCAGCGGCGTAGTCACTTTCCGTTCAGTGGGTAATGGCCAGACGGAAACATGCACAACGCCCGCGTCCATATCAGGCTGCAATGCACCAGGCACAGGCCAGCCGGGGTATATTTTGATGGGGGCTGTCACGATGCTTGATGCATTGACACCTGTGGGATACAGCACCTCAGCTATCCGTTTTGCGAGGTAATTTGAGACCTCATCAATACTGGCCATCTTAAGCAGTCAACCGCATTGCCGTCAGGTGCCAGCCCATCTCTGTCAGTTCGGTACCGCTAATGACATAGCGAAGGCCAGTATCATCCGTCACAAAATCCCCAGGATGAATATGCAGATCAGCGAAGGCCGGCATCAGAATGTTGTACCACGCACTGCGTGTTTCACCGGGCAATTTTAACGGGCTGTGCTCACCATTTCGATTGTGCAGAATACTCGCAGGCCAGTCAGTCATGATAATTTTTTCATCCGCTGCAGACATCCCTCCGTAATCCTGTAACCCTCCACTCGCCCGGGCTGCAGCGGTGCGTCGTAAAGTAATCAGCCGTTCTGCTTTCACACACAGGATGGGCTGCAACAGAGGCAGGGCAGCCACATAAAATGTACCCTCTTCATCTGAGGCCAGGATATCACCCGTTTTAAATCCGGTTGCATCAAAAATACCAATGCGGGCGGCCTGACCAAAACGCGCAGCGCGCATGTAGCCGTAATCAGTCGTGAAGGACGCCGCAAGCACCTGCAATGGCTCCGTTTTGAGCGGGCTGAACGGGTTCACTGCCCGGTAATGACGGGCGATACTGCCAAGACGTTTTGCTGCCTTGCGATTACCCATGTTTACCCTGGCTGCACGCTGTAACGCATCCATATCAGCTCCTGACCAGTCGTGCTGAGCTACCGCCCAGCGAAGGACCAGGAGTGATGCCCAGCAAGCCGCACAACTGACGTCGCCACTGGTTGTAGAGGCGTGTGCGATCGGCCACTTCAGATCGGTTGCGCTGCCATACCGCTGCTTTATCCGTATCGAGATTTTCCGCAGCGCGGGCAATGCCACTCTCCAGCCCCGCCAGCGTAATGAGGAAACTTGCCACTATCAGTTCCTCCTCATCCCGCAGCGTGTTCAGTCGATGCGCCAGAGTCTGAAAGCGTCCGGACGTCACCTGCGCATACGCCACATCTGAGCGATCGTCCGGAGAGGTATCACCCAACATTGGATAACCCATGTACCGGCGCGCATCAGCCTGCTGTTGTGGAGTCAGCATGAGATACCTCATTAAGTGAATAGCTATCGAATATAGCAGTGAAGAACTAGCTTAAGAGCAGTGCGGTGTGTTCTGGTTTGATGTTCTGACAGCCCCATGCCGCGGCGATTTCATAACGAACACGGCGGTACTGTTTGTACATGGAGACTTCGAATGACATGTTGGTGCGCGGGTCAGTAATCATGATGCGGTCGTCAGCCATATCCCCCTCTTCAGGAAGAGCCGGGGCACGAGTGGCCAGGATGATCGCAGAACGGCTGAATGCAAAATTGGCAATGAACTCACTCACAACGTCAAATTTCGCTCCAGCCTTCACATTTTCTCGCAGTCCGGGGGCATGAATATGGATGCCATCAGTTGAAACCTCCGCCACCACATATTTATGCTTCCCAAGAGGTATGAGAGAACCCGACTTAACAGCATCAAGATTTGGCGTCTTCCCCTCAACCTTAGCGAGTTTGATAAGTGTTTGCCCGGCAACAAGGTCGTTACCGACAGTCAACGTCGCTGATTTTACGCCTGTGTTCTGCGCCACACCTGCAGACTCGCGCAACGTGAAACCATGCAATTCGAGCAGTGTGCCCTGCGCACGCAGCGATGTAGTGCCCGCTTCGTTGGCTTTGGTCAGCTGCGCCATGGTGCGCAGTGCTGCACCTGCAGTCGTGTCGATAACACATTGCAGGTCACTGAGCGGTGCACCGTTATCGGTGAGAATTTTACGCACCTGTGCCGTGTCGGTCAGGGTGTCCTCAAACGGTGTTTTACCGGCTACACCAGCAGCACGGGATGCACGGCGGAAGAGCTGTCCTAGGTCGACTTCGATTTCATTGACCAGCGTACGCATAGCCTGCGTCACCTGGTCGCGACGAATGCCGTGGTAGCCTGGTCCCGATTTGATGCCTTTCTGTTGCTCGCCTTCCCAGCGGAACGGCACCATGCGGGATTTGGTGATGGTCAGCGGTACGTTATCAATAATTTGATCGCCGTTATCGGGTGGTAACTGGCCGGGCGTCACATCATCCGCTTTGGATGCAGGCGTCAGCGGAATACGGATCGGCTGGTTGAGTGCCGCACGTTCTGCCGATGCATCAAGCGTGACGGAGGGGATAAACCCTGCCAGTTCGCGCGACACAATATCGAGCGACTGATACAGGTCGGGAATAAGTTGCGTGAGGGTATTAGACATTCAGAGTGCCCTGTTAATCAGTAATCTGCACACCCGCGCACGCTCTTTCGCTCTGCTCCTGAGGGCTGAGTGTTTCGAACTGTTCACGGGTAAGCGTATTCGGGTTGGTGTTCCCATTGCCTCCACTGGAGCCGCCGCCTGATGCGCCGGTACCTTTGAGGATCTGGTCTTTGTAGGGATAGTGCTCGACGAGAATGCCCAGCGCTTCATCGAAGCCGGCTGCTTCGCCAGGCTTGATTGCACTGAAGATTTTGTTGCCTTCACGATCAAATGCCGTGACAGAGTCACCGTCTAACTGGAAGTTACTGCCAAAGCGGGCTTCCACGAGGTCAGCCGGGATACTCATCTTCTCGGCGATGAATTTAGAACGGGCAAAACTCCCACCGATTTTTTCCGCAGTGAGCTTTTCGCTCAGGTCATCGCGCTCTTTGACGATCGGGGCGTATTTCTCTTCTACTGCACGAACCGCTTCTGTACGCACCTTTTCGACTTCACCAGCATCCACCAGCGTTTTGTCTTCCAGGTTTTTTACGGTCTCCAGCGCCGCCAGAGCAGCGGCCGGATCAGTGATACCGTCGAACGTCTTAAGCGCGGTCTCCGCCGTCTCCGCACGTTCGCGGTGCGACTTCGCCTCGCCATTCAGGCGCGAGATGGTCTGCAGAGTGCCCGGCGCATCGAATACGATCTCTTTGCCGTCATCCTGCATGTACACAGGTTTACCATCGTTCACGACAACATTGCCGTTCTCATCGAGTTTAAGTTTCATACAGGTCATCCAACCGGGTAAGAGCCATCCGGCTCGTTGCACCGAGCTGCATCCGCAGCGGTCGGCAATAAAAAGCCCATGCGTTTGCACAGGCCTGAGAAGGTTAAACCGGGTCTGGTACCGGCTTATCTTTATTGGGTGGCAGCATGGCGCGGATACGTAGCAGTTCATCCGTCCAGCGGAGTTCGCTGTTTATCAAACCACGGCGCTGAATTTCGTTGAACAGCGTTTCATCTGACAAAGCCCGGGCTTTATGCATGCCCACCAGGAAGTCTGCTGAGGCTTCGGCGAGTGTGGTGGCACCAAAGTCGCTGAATATCGTGACGTGACCGCCGTCGTTTTCCCCGATCCATTCAGCCAGGTACTGCAGGGCCAGACGAGCGACATCGGTCAGGTCACAGACCATACGCTGCAGAGCACTGGTACCCGCCTCGTTATCTGCCAGCGTCTGCACCACGGTTCTGTGGCCGGTTTTTATCACCAGCAGTTCCGCCCCTATCTGACGCATCTTCTCCTCAAGGTCGAGGATGTCCGTGCGTCCGGCTTCGATGGCTTTACCGCTGTGCTCGACATAGCGCAGGTCTGCATCGTCTTCTTCAGCCATGATGGCAGACGCCGCCCCAACAGATATCGGCCCATCGCCGAGTTTTTTACCGAAAAGGACCGGCACCCGCGCCACGTGCAGAATGGTCTGCTGGTCACTGCGGGACTGCCAGTGCTCGACATTGAGCCATGCAAGCTCAGTCAGCGGCGGCCTGCCGTGCATGAAACCTCGCTTATCGCCATACACCGGGACAAAGGTGATTTTTTGCAGGCTGGTTTTACCCTCATCGTGCAGCTGCCACTCCAGAGTACCGGTTATGGTATTGGGTTTTTCACGGTAAACACGCCAGCGGCCGGGATTCAGCACCCTGACCTGTTCAATGTTTTTAACAACAAATTCATTGTCCAGATCGCGCTCGCTCACCGTCTCGACAAAGCGCAGCATGGTGAACGTCTCCTGACCATTGACTCGTTCGGAGTCGAAGTCCAGCAGGCTGTTGGCGGTCACCTTCACGAAATAAGGACGCAGCCCCCGGTGACGCTCCTCAGCCAGAGAAATGCGCTTATTTGAGGGCGGGTGCTCAACCAGAATGCCACACAGGCCGTACGCCATCGCTTCTTCACAAATGTCGGCCAGAAATGAGTGCAGATTTGTACCCTGCAGGTCGATATCGGCGAACATTTCGCGGATGCGGGCAGGCACAACCTTCTCATCCCAGGTCACCGGGCGGGAGAAGGGTTTGCCGCTGAGCACTTCAACGGTTCGGCTGAACGCCGGAAACAGCGTGGCCGTACTCAGGCGGTTCTGATAGAACGCATCTTCTTCGTTGGGCCACCGTGGCAGATACGTTTTTCCTGCCTTACGCATTGCCGCCGTGCCACCCAGCAGTGCGCTGATCATGGGCCAGCATCCGGCCATCGACTCAATTCTGGGCGATCGCTTCCGGACGTCGTTGTTCATGATGATATTCAGTTATGCAGTGAATGGACGGACTGTTGTGCCTTTTGGCTGGAACAGCTCAGTAATGGCCCAGACCAGCGCATCGAGGCGATCTGGTGATTTTTTAGCGGTGGCAGGTACGTACTCCAGCAGCTGATTCTCCAGTTGATAGAGATTGCCACGGTGCGCCACCCGCCCCTGTTCATATAACGCCGAGATAGGTTCAGCGCGGGCAAATTTGCCTTTGCTGGCATGGACGCGAATGATGCGCCCGCGATAGCCCGCATTACGCAGCGTATCTTCCGCCATGTCACCGCCCTGATTGGTTTCGATAACGATGGCTTCAGCCCGGTGCTCCTCATAAGCCCGGATGGCACGCTTCGCCCAGCCGTTGGGCGAGTATTTGCCCGAATAATCAGCATCAGCGGAGAACAGCCGGTCATTACCGCGCCCGTAGCTGCTCGCCACGACAATGCCCGTTTCATCACTCTCTTCACTGTTGGTGGCCTGCGGGTCGATAGCCACAACGGTACGGGACGGTTGAAGCGCAATATCCAGCGCTCGGGCACCCGACACTATGGTTTCTGTCCACAGTGCGCCTTCGGCATTAAACCGGCGCGGACGCTGCATGTACTGCGCTTCGGCAGTGCGGCGGTGTGAAAACAGGGATACCCGGTGCGACTCGTTATGCTTATACGGCCATAGCCAGCCGTCAGGCAGGCCATGCTCAACCGGTATCGAGTGTGTATTTTCCGGGTACTGCACCGAATAGGCCTGACTGTTATCAATCAACACAGGCAGGTTCAGGTGGTGCCACATCTCGCCACTGCCACCCCGCAGCAGGTAGCCGCTCAGGTCGTGATAGTGAATGCGCTGCATGATGACCACGATAGGCGTGGTCTCAATGGCCAGACGGGAGCGGATAGTTTCGTTGAAGCGGGTGTTTACCCCGTCACGGATGATTTCACTGTAGGCGTCGTCAGGCTTAACTGCGTCATCAATTATGAGCGCGCCCTGCCAGCCTGGCTCCATGTGCCCGGCACGAAAGCCGGTCACCTGACCCGCAGCTGACGAGGCATACACCCCGCCGCCATATTCGGTCCACCACATGGCTTTACTGTCCGCATCATCACGAAGTGCCATAGGCCACATGGCCTGATAGGCAGACGATTTAACAATGCTGCGCGTGGTCGAAGAGTTCAGTAACGCCAGATTGTGGGAATACGATAGGTGCATAAAGCGGGCACGCCGGTTCAGCGCCAGCCCCCGGCCCATCATGTTGATGGTGGCCAGTTCGGTCTTGGTGTAGCCCGGTGGAACGTTGATGATTAGTCGCTGGATGTCACCATCAATCACGCGGTCCAGCGTCTGCTGTATGACCTGATGATGTGGCGCCACAATCATTCTGCTGCCGGTGCGCTGCCTGAAGAAGTAGCGGGCGAAGTACATCCCGTCCTCTTCACACTCTATACGGCGTGCAGCGGTCTTAAAGTCAGCAGTCGTCATCCTCTAACATTTCCCGGCGTGCCTGCCGGTATTCCTCGCGGGAGAGCAGCTTAACTTCAACCGGACCACCATCCTTGCCCGTTAGCGTATGCGTGGCCTGCTCTCTGAAGGCCTGCACTGCGATGTGCTTACCCAGCAATTCCAGGTTCTTCACTTTATCCGGCCACTTGATTTTTTTGAGTATG